CGATGTCATCGCTCAGGATTGGGTGTGGCACGGAATGGATAACCTGTATCCGGTACACCTCCGCAAGTTGGTGGACAACTGCGGGCCGCTGGAGCGGTCCATTACGCAGCTATCGGAGTTCGTCGCTGGCACGGGGATCACCTTCGTGGATAGGGATGGAAAGACCATCGAGGGGGCGCAAGAAGTGTTTCAGGAGTGGGTATCCGAAATGGGTGAGGAGGCATTCCTTGCGCGTTGCGGTTACGATGTTTCCCACGGCCTGGGGCTGACCTTGACGGTGCGCCGGGCCTTCGGTGGCGAGATAGCGCGCGTGGATCATTCACCGCGCATGGTGTGGCGCATGGGAAAGACGCGCGAGGGCTATGCCCCCGTGATGTACCGGTCGGGGGATTGGGCGAAAGCCCTGAGCGATGTCGAGTACAAGCCCGATGGCGTGGAGTTGTTCGACTTCACCGGGAAGATGCGCACCGAGGAGGGTGTGATCTTCGAGCGCCAGTACCATCCGTTGGAGCCGGTCTACGGACGCCTGTTCTGGATGGGAGCTATGCGCGCTGCCGAGGTGTGGGTTAAAGTGGACAATTACAACCGTACCCAGATCGATACCGGCTTCACGCCTTCGGTCATCATCGGGACGCGGTTCGAGGGAACGGAGGAAGAGGTAGCGAAGCACGAGGACGATGTGAACCTGACCATGACCGGAAGCGGCGGGAAAGGTGCCGTGGTCTTCACGATGGGCGCCGCTGAGGAGGAGCCGTTCTTCCGTGAGCTATCCCGTGGCAACCATGCAGGGGAGTTGGATCAGATCGGAAACCGGTGTGCGGATGTGATCTACGACACCTTCGGCATCCCTTCGCTGCTGATGCGCGACCGCGAGGGCGGACTAACATCGCAGGAACGCGCCATCGCCATCCGGCTGCAACAACTTCAACGCACGGTGGTGGCACGTAAGCAAAGGATGATAACCGCGCCCCTGGTGAAGCTCATGAACCTATCCGGCGTGCCGGTGTGGGATGCGCGCATTGCTCCCCTTCAGATCTTCGATCCGGTGCAGAGTGAGAAGGTCATGGTGTTGAGCCGTTCGGTGAACGAGGTGCGCGCGGATGCCGGTTTGGAGGCGCGGCCGGATGGTGAACAGATCCTCGCTGAGGTCGCGCGCAATGGTGACGGGAACGTTGACATCCAGACGCCATGAGTTGGAACACTACGCAGATCATTTCCCCTGCCACGGTGCGCACGCTGTCAAAGCTGGCGGCCGGTGTGGAGGATCGCAAGCTGTCTTCAGGGATCGCGGATGCGCAGCGCGCGCTATTGCAGGCGCTGGGCGTGGTGCTCTACACGATGATCGAGGATGCGGATCCGGTGACGGATGCCACCTTGGGCGGTGATACCGGTCTGGCAACGCTATACGATGATCACGCGAAATACTTTCTGGCGTGGCGTGCCAAGGCCGATTCCATGCCTGACCTGTGGGCCGAGCCGGATCGGAACGGCGTGTTTCAGCGCGCGAACGAGGATCATTCCACGGTATCGGGGTCAACGCTGAACGTGTTGACGGCGAAGGCTGCGGCGCGTGCGGATGCGCACATGAACGACATGATCGCCTACCTGAAGGAGCTTGATCCTGCTGACCCTATTCGCGTGGCGTGGGATACGGCAACGGATGGGGAGAAGCGCAGGCCAGCGGGGAGGTCGAATGTGTCGGGTCGCCTCAGCGTGCGGAAACACCCATGGCAGCAATGAGCGACGCACAAAAGGAAAGCATGAGCCTTGCAATGACATGGATCTTCCGGGTTATGACCGGCCTTGGTGCGTTCTTTCTGATCCAGACGTATGCGCTTGTATCGAAGACCAACGAGATGATCCAGTCGCATCTACTGCGCTACGAAAAGGACCACACCGAAATAGAGGTTCGGGTGCGCACCATCGAACGGGATGAGGAGCGTGAACGGGAACGCGACCGCACGAGCAACAATAACAGGGCATGGTACCCGAAGCCAAGTAAACAGACGAACGAACACGAAGACTGATGAACACGATCCTGACCAACTTTTTCTCCAGCATGGAACCTGTGATGATCCTCGTCGCGCTCATTTCCTTCGGCCTTCACCTCTACGGAAAGTGGATGAGCCGCACCGAGCCGGTGAAGTTCTGGGCGTGGGTGAAGGCCAACGCGCATTACATCGGCTACGCCGTGGCCTTGGGATCGCTGGCCTCACTGATGCACACCGAGTTGATGGACGTGCTGGGCTTCACCAAGCCGCTCACCTATACGTTCTTCGTGTGGTACGGAGGTGCGCACGGCGTATCGCAGGCCCTCGGCATCAAAGCCGCTGGCGAGCAGCGCAAGGCTGAAAAGAAAGGCTGATGCGCACGATCCACCTTGACCGGATCCTGATGACGAGCACCTTCACGCTCGGCAAGATCTTGGTCGCCGGGGATCACGGCGTTGGGTTATTCGAGTGCGTGAGCCTGGAGTTGCCGTGGCGCGGGAACCAACCGCGCACATCGTGCATACCCGAGGGAACGTATCCGATGCGCTTGGAGTGGTCGCCTTCCTTTCGGGATAACCTGTGGGAACTGAAGGAGGTACCCGACCGGTCGGAGGTGAAGATCCACGCGGCTAACTACGTGACCCAGCTAAGGGGCTGCATCGCGCCGGGACTGAAGGCGGTGGACATCAACGGCGACGGCACGCTGGACATATCCAGTTCACGGGTGGCCTTCGTCCGGCTTATGGCCGCGATTGGCGCTACACGGAAGGCAGAGATCATCATCCGCAACCTTGACACGCCTTGGCGTAACTGACCCCAACCGCATGAGATACCTGAACCACGGCCTCACGGCGATCCTGATCCTTGCGATCGCATACGCGATGCTTCGCGGCTTTCAAGCCGAGGTGGATGGCGCGGCAAGCGACCGGGCGCGGCAAGCTGAAAGGGAGCGCGACAGCGTGGCGCGGGAGGCGTACCGGTGGCGGACAGAGGCGGAAGGATACGAACGGAGGGCGGACAGCCTTGCGGCGCTGGTGGACAGCGCGAAGGCGGTGCTGCCCCCGATGGCGGAGGTGAGGGAGGCGAAGATGAAGGCGCTGAAGTACGCGCCATTGAACGCGGTGATCGACACGCTGGCGAAGGAATGAGGCTGCTTGCTGCCATAGCTGTGATGCTGTGCTTTGATGTACAAGGCCAGGTGGACAGCCGTTGGCGCATACTCGTGGAGCGGGATACGATGGTCGTTGGTCCGCTGGATGACCTGCGGAGGTATGCGGGGCTGCGGGCGGCGAAGAACGATGAGGTGCGGCGGTGCGTGTGGGAGTTGCACCAACGGGCTAACGAAGTGGCGCTGCTGCGGAGCGCGCTGGACCTGTCCCGCAAGAGCGACGCGGCGAACGCGGAGCTGGTGGGCGACCTGAACGAGGCGCTGGTGAATCAGAGCGACCGGCTGGCGAAGGCAGAGCGGAAGGCGCGGCGGCGCTCACCTGTCGTTTGGGGGCTGGCCGGGGCCGTGGTCGGAATACTCGGAACCGCATATCTGAACCGATGAAAGGGCGATCATTGATATACTACCTGTAACCCCTGACCAATGAGCAAAAAGAAGACGCCCGTAAGGGTCAAGATCAAGCCGCAGGATCGGAAGAAGCAGAAGTGGACCGTCGCCATCGACGACGTTGGCCCCGGTCCAGACTGGAACCCGAAGGCGCGATTCGCCAGTCAGCGCAACGCATGGCGATCGGCCCTGCGCAAGCTGAAGGCGTGGAAGGGCACGACCAGCGGGCAGCACTACACGCCGACCGGTCGCCCCGTGGTGAAGGTGATGTTGATGCTGGCCCTGTTGATGCTGCCGGTGCTGGCCAGGGCACAAAGCCTCTACGTTGACGTGGCGGCGAAGTACGGCGTGACCTATGCCGACGGGTCAAAGCGCATCGGCGAGAAGTACGCCGCAGGGAAGGACACGCTGAACACCGGCCTCTACTGGGCGTGGCAGCGGATGAAGAACGCGGGCATGAGCTACGCGACCTTCCGGGCCAGCTACCTCGGGTGGGGTATCGCTCAGGACGTGGCATGGACCGGGGAGGCCCCCAACAACCTGAAGAGCGGGTACCAGAACACCTACTCGTTCGGGGACTGGAGAGGGGCAAGGGGGAAGTGGAAGATGAACAGGACGGCACAGATCCCCCGCGCGGGGATGGAGGGTGCATCATCGTTCTGGTACGCGGGG